TTCTTCCCACAAACTGCCGAAGGCCGTGGAAGTAAAGTTGACACACTGCCAGGCGGCAGCAATCTAGGTGAAATCACTGACTTACACTTCTTTACCAACAAGTTGTTTCGTGGCCTGCGTATTCCCAGCAGCTATTTGCCCACAGGACTAGACGACGGTACTAGCAATCCCAACGGATTCAGTGATGGCCGTGTGGGCACTGCACTGATTCAAGAATGGCGATTTAACCAGTATTGCATGCGCCTACAGCGCATGATCAGTGAGAAATTAGATTCAGAATTCAAGTTGTTTATGCGCTGGAGAGGCATTAACATTGACAGCAATCTGTTTGAATTGAAATTTAATGAGCCGCAAAACTTTGCTAGTTACAGGCAAGCTGAAGTTGATAGCAGTAGAATTGCCAGTTTTACACAGTTAGAAGCATATCCTTACCTTGCCAAACGATTCTTGTTAAGTCGCTATTTGGGCTTGACTGAAGAAGAAATGAGCGACAACGAACGCATGTGGGCTGAAGAACAAGGTGATGTAGAAAAAGCACCAAGTGAAGCAGCAGGTTTGCGCAGTGTGGGCATTAGTCCAGGTGGATTAGATACTGATCTGTCGGCAGCTCAAATGCCAGAAATACCAGCGACTGACGCAGGCGGAGTGCCAAATGTAGCACCACCAGGCGAAGCTGGAGCAGCAGGCGCCGCGCCCGCAGCACCGTCAATTTAATCAAATTGGTTAAATAATACTATGCAAGTGAACGAATTATATGAGCCAACACCCGCAGGTTATCGCACTGACAAGCAAGATAACAGCACATATAATATGCACGACAATAGAAAACGGTCGAGCAAAATTACACTGGACAAGCTCAACAGATTACGAATCATGAACGATACTCGTAAGCTGGAGCATGAGCAAAAACTTGAAAAAGTTGGAGCCCAGTACAAAGCACCTGCCGCAACCGCAGGCGGTCTGTAATTAGTCCGTCAGAATCGTTCAAAAAATCCCCATTTAACCCCCGAAAACAATATATTCTGTAAATAACTATACAGAATTGCGTTTGCATATTTTAAATAAGGAACAAATATGAACAAGTATGAACAACTAATTGAATTTATTATTAATGAGCAAGAAGACAAAGCTCGTGAACTTTTTCACACTATTGTTGTGGAAAAGAGCAGAGAAGTTTATGAATCTCTCATTGATGAACAAGATCTTGAAGAAATCGGTGGAAACCAAGTCGAACAAATGGTTGACGAAATCACCATGGACGAACAAGGTGTTTCCGAAGAAGACGAAATGGACATGGACGACGGCGATGACGACATGAGCGACATGGGCGACGACGAGTCCGGTACCGGCGACATGGACATGGAACCAGAAATGGATCTTGAAGACAAAGTAATGAGTCTTGAAGACGAGCTAGAGTCTCTAAAAGCCAAGTTTGCTGAACTAATGGGCGAGCCAGCTGATGGCGAGATGAGTCCAATGGATAGCGGCATGGGCGACGACGAAATGGACATGGAAGTCGGCATGGACGACGAAGACGAAATGGAAGGCACCTATATGGAAGCCAAAGCTGCTGACAAAGCAGCGGCCATGAAAGACATCAAAAAAGACGCTAAGAAAGATGCTAAGAAAATGACCGAAGCCGAATGGATTCGCGAATATGTGGAAAAAGTTTCCGCACCTAGCAATCAAGAAGGCGCAGACAACACCAAATCCACAGTTGCTGGTAAAAATGATATGGGCGGCAAAGTTGTTGGCGGTAGTCCAGACAATGCTGATCCAAAGGGCACACCAAGCAACAAGCCAAGCGGTTTGTTAAAATCCGGTAGTGATCTTATTGGTAAAACTCAGAACAGTCCTGGTGCTAATGCTGGTAAAACATCATTCACTAGCAAAGCTCCTGCTGCAAAGTCAAGCGAAGCTGCTGGTACCAATGACAAGAGTCCTTTGGCCAGATAAGGCGTAAACAGCAATGTCATTACTAAGAGAGCATTTAACCTTTGACAACGCCAGGATGGAAGTCCTGTCGGAAGAAGCCGCGGACGGCAAAGGTAAAAATCTCTACATGAAAGGGGTATTTGTGCAAGGTGGCGTTAAGAACGCTAACCAGCGTGTATACCCTGTTCAAGAAATTGCAGCGGCTGTTGAGTCAGTTCACAAACAAATTAAAGAAGGTTATAGCGTCTTAGGCGAACTAGACCATCCAGATGATTTAAAAATTAACCTAGACCGTGTAAGTCACATGATCACAGAAATGTGGATGGATGGCCCCAACGGTTTTGGTAAATTAAAAGTACTTCCCACTCCAATGGGAAACCTAGTTAAGACTATGCTGGAAAGCGGAGTCAAGCTAGGGGTGTCGAGCAGAGGTAGCGGAAACGTTAACGAAGGCTCAGGACACGTGAGTGACTTTGAAATAGTCACTGTTGATATTGTTGCACAACCCAGTGCGCCAAACGCATATCCAAAAGCCGTCTATGAAGGACTTATGAATATGCGTAATGGTCACAGAGTTCTCGATATGGCTAAAGATGCCGGTGCAAATCAAAAGGTCCAAAAGTATTTGCAAGAGGAAGTAAGACGCCTCATCAAAGACTTAAAAATATAACAGGAGTATGATCCATGTTTGATGCTATCAAACCATTAGTAGACAGTGGTATCATTAACGAAGAAACCAAGGCAGCTATCAGTGAAGCTTGGGATTCTAAACTTAATGAAGCCCGCGATCAAATTCGTGCAGAAATGCGCAACGAATTTGCTGGCCGCTACGAACACGATAAAGGTGTTATGGTCGAAGCTCTAGACAAGATGGTCTCAGAAAGTCTCCAAGCAGAAATCCGTGAATTTGCCGACGAAAAGGCACAACTGTCAGCAGACCGTGTACGCTTTAACAAGCGCATGGCTGAAAGCGCAGGTAAATTTGATCAATTCCTAGTTGGAAAACTAGCAGAAGAAATCAAAGAACTGCGTGAAGATCGTAAACAGTATCAAAACTCCATCAAGGGTCTAGAGAAGTTTGTGGTTAAATCGCTGGCTGAAGAAATTCAAGAATTTGCTAAAGACAAGCAAGAAGTAGTTGAAACAAAAGTTAAACTTGTTCGCGAAGCTAAACAAAAATTAGCCAGCTTGCAAAAACAATTTGTTACTCAATCAGCTAATCTTGTTAAAGAATCTGTGGCCAAGAATCTAGAGTCAGAAATGACTCAACTAAAAGAAGACATTCAAATTGCTCGCGAGAACAATTTTGGTCGTCGTCTGTTCGAAGCTTTTGCTAGCGAATTTGCTATTACTCATTTAAATGAGAATACACAAATTTCTAAACTAACACAAGCGTTGAAAGAAAAAGAACAACTGATCTCAGAAGCCCGTACAGTGGCTGCTGAAAAAGCTGTTTTAGTTGAATCCAAAGACCGTGAGATTAAAATAATTAAAGAATCACAAGAGAGAGAAGCTACTCTAAACAAGTTGCTGAAGTCTCTTAACAAAGAGAAGCAGACCGTAATGGTTCAGCTTCTTGAGAATGTGCAGACCGAGAAATTGAATTCTGCATTCGAAAAGTATCTACCAGCAGTTCTAAACAACTCCACACCATCAGCAGCTCAAAAACCTGCAATGTTGGCTGAGAGTCGTATGGAAGTAACTGGCGATAAAACTGCTAAAGTTAATGTTGAGCACGAGTATAATAATGTAGTCGAGATCAAACGTTTAGCAGGGCTTAAATAAAACCCTAATCAGGAGTAAAGAGAAATGACACAAGCACTATTAGAAGGCCGTTGGGGCGAAACAAAAGACGCCCTGCTAGAAGGTCTTAACGGTACCCGTAAAACTACAATGGGTATCATTTTAGAAAACACCCGTAGACACTTGGCTGAGAACGCCACAGCTGGTGCAACATCCGCAGGTAACGTAGCAACACTTAACCGTGTTATTCTACCAGTTATTCGTCGTGTTATGCCTACAGTTATTGCTAATGAGATCGTTGGCGTTCAGCCAATGACCGGACCTGTTGCACAGATCCACACACTTCGTGTTCGTTACGCAGAAACAACCAATGTGACTGCACCAAGTCCATTCGACACAGGCACAACAGCCGGTGACGAAGCACTTAGCCCATTCAAAATTGCTACAGCATATTCTGGTAGTTTAACTACTGGTCGTGCTACCAGCACAAGCGCATTAGAAGGCGTACCAGGTCGTAAGATCAACGTTCAGATTCTAAAGCAAGTTGTTGAAGCTAAAACTCGTAAATTGTCTGCTCGTTGGACGTTTGAAGCTGCGCAAGATGCACAATCTATGCACGGTTTGGACATCGAAGCAGAAATTATGGCTGCTTTGGCACAAGAGATTACAGTTGAGATTGACCAAGAAGTACTAGGTTCCCTACGTAGCTTGGCTGCAACTGATTTCGCATACGATCAAGCCAGCGTGTCTGGTACTGCTACATTCGTTGGTGACGAACACGCTGCTCTAGCTGTTCTTATCAATCGTGCAGCTAACTTGATTGCTCAGCGTACACGTCGTGGTGCTGGTAATTGGGCTGTGGTTTCCCCAGCTGCTCTTACAGTTCTACAATCTGCTACTACCAGCGCTTTTGCTCGTACTACAGAAGGTACATTCGAAGCTCCTACAAACACTAAGTTTGTTGGTACATTGAATGGCGCAATGCGTATCTATGTTGACAGCTATGCCAGCGATTCTACTGCTGTTCTAGTTGGTTACAAAGGTTCGTCAGAGGCTGATGCAGCGGCATTCTATTGCCCTTACATTCCTCTAATGAGCTCTGGTGTGGTTCTTGACCCATCAACATTCGAACCAGTCGTGGGCTTCATGACAAGATATGGCTATGTAGAATTGACAAATACTGCATCTTCTCTAGGAAATGCAGGCGATTATGTCAGCGAAATCTCGGTAGCAAATCTATCGTTCCAATAAATCGGAATCTTCTTGTTCGGGAACACAGACTTCGATCTGTGTTACGGGAAGGAACACTAAAGCGCCGCAAGGCGCTTTTTTGTTGACTTTATTATAAATATACTTGTTCCAATGAACTCTTGTGAGTCGCCACTCCGGGTAGCCTAGAACGCTAACAACATAAAGGAATAAATGAAATGGCAAAACTAAAAATACAACACACCTACACAGGTGCCCCCGGATTCCAAGCCAGCGCAACTATCGTAGAAGATAGTTTTGTAAGTCCGATCCAGATTAATGGCACCAACATTGGCGGCACCGGTGGCGACACTTCTCAAACTGTGCCCACAATCCGCATCAGCTTTTTGCGCGACACAGGCGGCGCTGTTGACACAGGCTACATTATCACTCAAAAAGGCAGTCAAAAGTTTGAAGTTAATAATTCTGCAAATGCCAACACTACTGTGGTATCATTGGTAAACTTGCAAGCTTCTGAACTGACAGCAGCCAACACAGCAACAATCGTGGCCAACACCATGATTATTACTGGAGCTAACTTGGCCAACATTGGCACAGGCGGCGGCGGTTATACAAACAATCGCGCATTTGCTTATATTACCTACGCCACAGCCAATGTGGCAGGCAATAGTAGTCCTGGTATTGGATATCAATTTACCGGTAATAGCGGCTTCTTGACAGGCAATGTCACAGTGGTTGCAATTAATAGCGCAACCAATGTCACAGTCAGCTGTGCCACACAAACGGTTACAGCCAACACAACTGGTCGCATACAAGTGACCAATCAATTCAATGTCAAACGCATTTCCAACAAATTTGTATTGGATTGGGCAAATGAAAAATGGCGCTACTATTTGGGTCAACCATACAGCAGCGGCGCAGCCATACTGAGTTCGCAACCAGAATGGCAAAGTGTCGTTCTTGTTCGAGTTGATAACGCTTAACGGTAATGCCGTAAATAGAAAATGGGCTTCGGCCCATTTTTTATCTTTGAATTGTCGAGCATAAATATCATATAAACGGGATATACAATGAGCGTTACCAAACGAATATCAAATGGTGATTATAACTTAACAACTGCCGCAGCGGCTGCCAATGTGGTTGTGACCACAGATACCTTTAAAATATTCGGAAACTTATTTGTTCAAGGTAATACATCAATAATTAATGTAGCCAACATCAGCACTGCTGATCCTACTATCACGTTAAACAGCAATGTTACATCACCATTCCAAGGTAACAGCGGTATTCAAGTCAATCGCGGCAGTGGATACGCCGAGCCAGCACTGTATTGGAATGAAACAGTACTAGCTTGGCAAACAGTAACTAATATTGCAGATATTGGCACATATATTAACATTGGCAGCGGCGCTGGTACTGGCTCAGTCGGTACCGGTGTGGCTGGACATTTACCATACTATGCGACTTCAACTGACACAGTAG